CCAAGGATGTTTGAGTTGTAAAATGCTGGTGTGCCATCTTCAAATGCCTCCGTAAGTACATTATTGAGAAATAATTGTCGGGTCTCTTCAAAGTTTGTGAGTCCCTTGGTTTTATGTAGGCTGATTATATCCCGTTTATAGGCAAGATTCCCGAACCGCTTCCGTTCTTCAGATAATTCAGCACTGCTTCCGTAGTATCGTTTCCAGTCACTTTCAGATTTAACTCGCCTACCTCCAGTTCTAGGCTTTCGTAACTGCTGAAAATATTTTCTTCCGATGTATCTCTTCCCAGTGAGACTATTTGTAATACAATAGACAAAACCATAATAGTCGTCAATGTCCTTAGATAGAAAAGGTTGTCCTTCAAAAATCCAGGGGTTTTCATAGTCAATTTCTTTTTCATTAGTCGGTTTCTCCGTCGTCATCGTATGTGTGTACTCGTCTCACATTCTCACTATCTAGGTAGGATTCTGTATCGGAGTAAACTTCTGCCTTGAGTTCGTATAAAGCAACTTCAAGGTCGTGTATCAAGACTTTTAAATTGTTTTTATTCATACTCGATATTCTTGTAGGACTTTTAGAACTTCATTGTATGCATAGTGGGCACCATCACACCATTGACCCGTTTTACCTGCCTGGTTTTCCATTTCATATAACTCTGTCTTCAGTTTATGGAGACGAGATTCCATATCAATCTTCAACATTTGTGACCTAGGCATTAGATTTTCTCTTGTAGTGCTGTCCAATCTTTATCAAACTGTTCTAGACCTTTATCGGTAAGAATATGTTTGTAGAGTTGATAGAACATGGGTAGTGGAATTGTACAAATATCAGCACCCACTCTAAAGGCATCTGATACTTGAATAGGGTCTCTGATAGATGCTGCAAGGATTTCAGTTTTGACTTGATGAGTTGCAAATACATCTGCAATCTGTTCAATCAAATAGATTCCATTCCAGTGCTGGTCATAAACTCTACCAACGAATGGAGAAACATATGCAGCACCTGCTTTGGATGCTAAGATTGCCTGCGCTGTACTGAAGATGAGTGTGACATTTACTTGTACATCATCGTTTGCAAGTTCTCTACATGCTTTCAGTCCTTCGACTGTGCATGGAACTTTGATTGTAATATTAGGTCCGATATCCAAATACTCTGCTGCCATATCAAGCATCTCTTCTGCAGTATCTCCAACTACTTCAGCAGATACTGAAGAGTTCCATGGAAAAATTGCTGAGATTTCTTTGATGATGTGCTTAGGGTCTTGACCTGCCTTCAACATAAGACTGGGGTTTGTTGTAACTCCATCTATTAGTCCAGTCTCGAATGCAGCAGAAATAAGTTCTGGGTCGGAACAGTCCAGAAAAAGTTTCATGACTCTCCTTATAGGTTGTCAGTATTTATTATACTAAAAAAGCACCCCTAGGGGTGCTTTGTGTTCGTATTCAAATAATAAATTATTTGATGTAAGTTTTACCACGATAGCAGAAAGTCCCGTGAGACTCTTTGCTTTCTACACAACGGGTAGAATACTCAACGCCACGATATGTGGTCATAGCAATTCGTGCGTCGTGTAAAGCAGATGCTTTGTTAATCTGCTTCTTGATGATGTTTAGTGTGTTCATGAGGTTACTCCTGAAGATAGGGTGGTTTATTCCCCCGTTCCTTCAGTCGTGTGCGTCCCATGGATAACATTCAGGTGTTGATTCCTTCATGACCTCAATCAATTCCACCTTATATTCAGGAGGAATATTCTCATTTGTTTTCATCCGAAACATAACTGCATCGGCTTGAGCACATGTGAGTGATGAATAGAATAGTAATTCAATCATGGGATGAACGGCTCCGTTCCGCGACTTACTTGCGTCCCCGAAGGGATGAACGTAAAGTGTGATGAATCCATCACAATACTATTTATAGCATAGATTATTTTATCTGGTAGTTCAGTCAGATACATTTTTGTTTTTATTTAAGTATCGGTCGCTTGCAAGATCTGTGATAAGAGTCATACCACTATCAACAAAGTCCTGACTTTGGTCAACACCATGCCTGGTGTTACGCTCCATTTGCTGTCGTTGCTTTCTTTTTTCGTTATCCCACATAACTTCAGCAAGAGGATTACCCTCTTGCCCAGCTTCGGTTAACATCTCATCATAGAGAGAATCCAGCGAAGGAGTCTGATTTGACATCTTGTTTGATTCCGCCGATGACATAGCTTTCAATCTCCGTTTCTTGGGGTGCATTTTGTTGTCCCTTACTATTTAACCAAAACTCTGTCCAGGGCAATGGGTTATTTTTAGCAGGGATATCGAACATTGGTTTGATACCAATCGCTTTCATACGGCGATTGGCAATCCACTCAACGTAATTGTGTAGTAGGCGTTCATTAAGACCGATCATAGAACCGTTCTTAAACAAATAATCCGCCCACATTTTTTCTTCGTCTACAGCACGTTGGAACATGCTCTTAACGTAACCTAACTCTTCATTAGCAATCTTTTGCATCTCAGAATCATCGCCTTCTTCCCACTTACGAAGAATATTTTGAGTGAGATTCAAGTGCTGAGATTCATCCCTGGCAATTAATGAAAGAATTTTTGCACTACCTTCCATGAGTTTGTTCTCACCGAAAGCAAATGAACATGCAAAACTAACATAGAAACGAATACCCTCAAGGATATTCACATTAGCAACTGCACGATACAGTTTACGCTTCAATTCTACTCTATCATACTGTCCTGCATAATGTCCATCCTTTGCCAGTTCCCACATAGTACTTGTATCATACTGATGGGCATGATTAATAAAGTCATCATAGGATTCAGTAACAGATGATGCCCGAGAGAGAATCTTCTCGTCATCTAAGATGGTATCAAAGACCTCTGTAGGGTCCGAGTATACATTCTTGATGATGTAAGTATAGGAGCGACTATGAATCATCTCCATAAACTGCCACACATTCATACATGCTTCTAACTCAGGGAGTGAGCAGTAAGGGCTAAAAGCCATCCCAGGACCACGCCCTTGTACGCTATCCAACATGATTTGGTACTTAAGGTTACTAGTGAAGATGTGTTTCTGCTCTGGCGATAGAGTTTGGTAATCTGCACGGTCTTTCTGTAGTGATACTTCTTCTGGTCTCCAAAAATAACCCAGTTGTTGCTGAGTTAATTTGTCAAACACAGGATACTTATAGGAGTCATATCTTTGGACTCCCAATGGTTGACCAAAGAACATTGGTTGTTTCTTTGTATCTACTTTGTTGCTGTTAAATACGGTCATTCCTTTAACTTCAGATCTTGCAGGATTCACAGTCATCGTCTTCCTCGGATTCTAGAATTTGGTCAATAAGATTATCAACGTTTTCCCTTACAGGTTCATCATCGCCATCTTTCTTATTATCATATGTGTTTTGATAATAAGATGTCTTCCATCCATACTTGTAAGTAGTAAGAAGATCATTTGCCATCACAGACACAGGCACTTCATTATCAGGGTAGTTCTCTGGATTGTAACTCCAGTTACCAGAGATTGCCTGGTCAAAGAACTTTTGAATTACAGCAGTAACTTTGATGTAACCATCATTGTTAGGCATATCCCAAAGCAGAGTGTATGCATTTTTCAATGTAGTATACTGTGGAACAATCTGCTTAAGAGGTCCTTTCTTGGACTTCTTAACGGACAAGTATGCTCTAGGAGGTTCGATTCCATTGGTTGCGTTTGACACAACGGAACTGCTTTCCGAAGGCATTTGTGCGGACAATGTTGAGTTCCTAAGACCGTACTGCTGGATCCTACCTCTAAGAAATTCCCAATCACACTGAAGGTCATTTGGTACAATCTCATCAACTTCGTTCTTATATGTATCGATTGGTAAAATTCCATCAGCGTACTTTGTTTTACCAAAATATCCGCATGGACCTTTCTCCATCGCAAGACGATTGGATGCTGATAAAAGAGCATATTGAAAACGCTCAGTCAGTTTATGTACCAAGTCATGTGCCTTGGTGGATTCATAACTTGCACCATTTTTAGCAAGGTAGTGTGCCAGTCCAATGTAACCAACCCCCAGAGAGCGGCGGTTAACAGTCGATTCTTTTGCTGCCTTGACAGGATACTCCTGATAGTCAATCAAGGCATCCAGACCCCTCACAGCAAGGTCACAGAGTTCATCCAGTTCATCCAGACTCTTCAGTTTACCAATGTTGATAGCAGAAAGAATGCACAAAGCAATTTCTCCTTTACCATCAATGTGCTGGATAGGGTCAGTAGGAAGTGTAATCTCTTGACAGAGGTTACTCATGTTCACCTTGTCCTTGAAGGAAGAGTGTGAGTTACAGTGGTCGATGTTCATGATATACAAACGACCAGTCTCTGCTCTCTCTTTTAGAATATCTAGAAAGAGTTCTTGTGCCCCGATAGTCTTTCTTGGAACAGCATCATTGAGTTCATGCATCCGATATAGAGTGTCAAAGTCATCAGTACCAAAAGCATCATACAAACCTGGTACGTCATGCGGTGAGAAGAGGCTAATCTCTCCATTCTCAATGAAACGTTCGTAGAAAATTTTTGAAATTTGGATTGAGTAGTTAAGTTTCCTCACTCGATTGTCTTCTGTACCCTTATTGTTCTTAAGAACTCGG